GCTCCTTCTTTTGTCGCACCTGCTATCGATGATGGTACTGCTGTTATACAACAACAAGCAGGATTCATCTCAGGTGGTGCATATGGACAATACATCGATATGGAAGGTGGCATCAAAAATGAAGCCAACCTTATTACAAGATATCGAGAAACATCTTTAGTACCTGAATGTGATGCCGCTATTGAGGATATTATCAATGAGTGTGTTGTTTCTGATACCCAAGATAGAATAGTATCACTTGACCTAAGAGATGTAAATGTCTCTGAAAGCATTAAAAAGAAAATGCTTGAGGAATTCAATACAGTTCTATCTTTAATGAAGTTCAATCAGAACTCACACGAAATATTCAGAAAGTGGTATGTTGACGGAAGAATTTACTTTCATAAAGTCGTTGACACAAAAAACATTCAAAAAGGTATGTTAGATATTCGTAACATCGACCCTCTTAAAATTAAAAAAGTACGTAACGTAGAAAAAGAAAAAGACCCAAAAACTAAAGTAGAGATAATTAAAAAAGTTGAAGAATTTTATGTCTTCAACGATAAAGGTTTCGATAAGAGTGGTGCTAACGAAGGTGCAACTCTTAAAATTGCTCCAGAGGCAGTATGTTATACAACTTCTGGTATGCTTGATTACACAAAGAATGTTGTAATCGGTTATTTGCATAAAGCATTGAAGACTGCTAATCAGTTATCAATGATGGAAGATGCACTTGTTATTTACAGAATATCAAGGGCACCAGAAAGAAGAATCTTCTATATTGATGTTGGTAACTTACCGAAAGCAAAGGCAGAACAATACTTAGCAGATGTTATGAACAAGTATAGAAATAAACTTGTTTACAACTCAGACACTGGCGAAATCAAAGACGATAGACGCCATATGTCTATGTTAGAAGATTTTTGGTTACCTAGAAGAGAGGGTGGCCGAGGGACAGAGATTAGTACTTTGCCAGGTGGGCAAAACTTATCTGATATTGATGATATAGAATACTTCAAAAAGAAACTATATCGTTCATTAAATGTTCCTGTATCTAGAATGGAAGCAGACAATGGATTTAACATGGGTCGTGCTTCAGAGATTTCTAGAGATGAACTTAAGTTTAATAAGTTTGTGAAGAGATTGCAAATGAAGTTTGCTAGATGTTTTACAGACTTACTTAGAACACAATTGGTGTTGAAAAACATTATGAAGGGTGAAGAGTTCGATAAGATAAAAGATTTTATCTCATATGAATTCTCTACTGATAATCATTTCTCTGAATTAAAAGAAGGAGAAATAATGAGAGAAAGACTTGACTTATTAAGTCAGGTCGAAGAATACAAAGGTAAGTATTTCTCTCAACAGTACATTAAAGCAAACGTTTTACGTTTAACAGACCAAGATGACGAGTTGATGCAAAAAGAAATTCAACAAGAAGTCGAAGCAGGTCTTTACGGTAACGAAGAAGGAGATGAATTTTAATCATGAGTGATAGTAAACAATTTATAGACCAGATAGAAGCAGGTAAATTTAACGATGCAAAAGAAACTGCATTTGATTTATTGAAGAATAAGACTGCTGAAGTCGTTGACATGAAAAGAGTAGAGATGTCAACCAAATGGACAGAAACAAGTAATGAAGACGTGGAAACAGATAACAGCTGAGTTAAACGAAGCAAAACTTAAACTTCCTAATGACCAAAAAGAAGTCAAAAGAGAAGTTGAAAAAGTATCTGGTAAAACAGTTTCGGTTGTCTATGCTGAAGACAGACGAAAAAAAGTACATGTTTACTTAGATGATATAGAAGTAGGCACATTTAAAGATTTGAGAACAGCAGAAAAAGAAATGAAAAATGTCAAACAGGTTATGTTACAAATGAGTGAAGAAGACATTTCTAAAGAAGAAATTTTAGGAGCAATAAATGAAATTAATATCTGAATTTAACGATTATGCAATCGAACCTGTTATCGTAGAAGAAAACGAAAAAGGACAAAAAGAATACTTCATTGAAGGAGTATTCATGCAATCAGAAATCAAAAACAGAAATGGTCGTGTGTATCCAAAAGAAATAATGCAAAAAGAAGTTGCAAGATACAACAAAGAGTTTGTTGAAAAGGGTAGAGCATTTGGAGAATTAGGACATCCAGACGGACCAACAATCAATTTAGACAAAGTATCTCACATGATTACTAGACTTGAAGAAGATGGTAATAACTATGTGGGTAGAGCAAAGATTTTAAGTACACCTAACGGTCAAATTGTAAGAAATTTGATTGATGATGGTGCAAAACTTGGAGTATCATCAAGAGGACTAGGTTCACTAGAGCAAAAGAATGGTGCCCAGGTCGTAAAATCAGACTTTCAACTTGCAACAGCAGGTGATATAGTCGCAGACCCATCAGCACCAGAGGCATTCGTAGAAGGCATTATGGAAGGAGTTGAATGGATTTATGAAAATGGTATTCTAAGAGCGCAAGAAGTAGAGCAAATGAAAAAAGAACTTCAATCTGCAAAACTAAATAAACTTGAAGAAACTAAACTTAAATTATGGAGTAAGTTCGTAGAGAACTTATAAGTTATAAATAAAAGAGTATTTTAAAATAATACCAATATTACCCTAACAGGAGAAAAAAATGTCAGATTTAGAAAAAACACTATCTCAAGCAGTAGCAGAGGTACTCGGAGAAAAAGTCGAGCAGCCAGATGCTAAAGCAGAGAAGGGTGACCAAAAACCTGTCAAGCAAGGTTCATCTGATGCCGCTGAAATTGAAAGTGGTAAAGGAGAAGTCGTCAAACCTGAAGAAAATCCTGTTGACAAAGCCGTAGATTCAGTTAAAAGTGCTGAAGGTGGTTCTAAAGAAATTAGCAACGACCCTCAAAAGAAAGGTGCTTCAAAAGCTGAACCTCAACAAAAGTTGAAGAAAGTTTCAGAAGCAGAAGACTCAGAAGATGAGAAACCTTCTAAAATGAAAATGATTAAGGCAATGGTTGACGAGATGAAAGGAATGGACAAAAAAGAACTTCAAGCAATGAAGAAAGATATGTCCGATGACGAAGAAGAAGTTGATGAATCCTTAAGCAAGGCAGAACTAGCAAGGTCTATTGTTGAACTCATGAAGAAAAAAGATGAGGAAGAAGTAGAAGAAGGTTATAAAAAACTGAATGCTATGAAAATGAAAACCGAAGAAGAAGACGAGGACGAAGAAGAAGACGAGAAAGAAGTCGAAGAATCTGTAGACGTTGAGTCAGACCTAGTCGAGATGGAAGTGGAAGACGACCTATCTAAAATCTCAGAAGCACTTGAACTTTCTGAAGAAAATGCAGAAAAGGCAAAAACCATATTCAAGGCTGCGGTTTCATCTAAAGTTGAAGAAATCAAAGAGAATCTTCAAAAAGAACATAACGAATCATTAAAAACCTCGATAGATGCTATCAAAGGCGACTTAGCAGAAGCAGTTGATAAGTATCTAACATACTGTGCTGAAGAGTGGACGAAAGAAAACGAATTAGCAATTGAAAGGGGTTTGAGGTCCGAAATGACTGAAAACTTTATCGAAGGACTAAAAACATTGTTCACTGAACATTATGTTGAAGTACCAGAAGATAAGTACAATGTCATGGACGAACTCGCAAATCGTCTCGATGAGATGGAACAAAAACTTGACGGTGAAGTCCAAAAGAATATGGAAATCACTGAAGAGTTGGATACTCTCAAAAGAGACAATGTTGTCAGAGAAGCCTGTAAAGACTTATCTGAATCACAACAAGAGAAATTGGTATCACTATCAAATGGTGTAGACTTCACAAGTACTGAAGATTTCGCAGAGAAAGTTTCAGAACTGAAGGAAGCATACTTTCCAAATGAAAGTGAAACTATCGCTGAAGAGACTGTTATCGAAGAAGGAACAGGAACTTTTGATGTAGAACCTACAGAGAAAGTTATTGACCCAGAAATGAGACAGTACTTAGAAGCAATTAATAAACTTAAATAATATTTAAATGAAACAAAAAATGTTTTTATCAGAAAACTTACAAGAA